TCACCGCTTGAATGCCTCCAGACGGTGTGCCTCAAAAAGATACAAAGGCTGTTCTCCGGCTTCAACCGGAGAAAGGAAAGATGAAGATGAGAGCGTATAATGCCGCTACCGTCCTCAAGCTCAGCTCGCGCCCTGTATTGTCGGCTTTTTTTGAGCATGAGCATTGCATGAAGAATGTTGATTTCAACAAAGCACGTCTCCACGAGATCCAGGAAGCTTTTGGTGCGTTGCCGGAAAAAGTCCGGCACCGGATTGAACCGACCATGAGAAAGGTGTTCGAGTTCGCCCACAGCGAACTCTCAATGCTCACTCTCGTGGACGAGATCAAGAAGTATCACAACTCGGACGACCGGGACATCATCAGCGATTTCTGCCAGAAGAAGAACAGATACGATCAGGCTTTTTTCATCTATCTGAATTACCCTGACATCTGGGACAGGGCTTGCCGGTATGTCCCCATCGACTCGCTGCCCCATCGGTACTGGACGCGATTCAACGGCCTGCCTCGCAGGAAACCGAAAACGGATGCCGATTCGCTCCGGGCATTGGGACAGTGCATATCCGATTATTACATGTCCAAGCAGATTCGCGGGAAACGTTATATTGTTGAACACTCCGAAAGAACCGAAAGCGACCACTGCTTTAACGTTTACCTGAGCGATTATTCCAACAACTACGAGTCATGGGAAGGCGACAGCGACATGCTGACCTGCCGCAATGAATCCCGTCCGATCAGCATGGTCCTTGCCTATGATGAAACGTTTGGAACTTTGGATACGCATGCACACGGCGGGCATGAAATCGCGGAAGCCCTGAACGAGTCGTTCTGCAGGGTGATCCTGAACCAGGAGATGACATCCTCCCGTTCAATCAAGAGCGCATTCCGCATCGCGCATCTGGTTCTCCGTGAAAACATGCTGAAAGCCTTCCCGGAAATCGGTGTCATAAAGGCCACGCTCACCTCGGCGGAATTTGTGACGCGCGAAAATGGAAAGCGCCATACCACCAAGCTCAGTATTGACAAAAAGACTCAGGACAACGGGGATATGTTCAACCGGATCGAACAGTGTTTCCCGAAGATGGGCGACAATACTCGTGTGCGCGCAGTCCAGATTATCCTTGAATTGCTTGTTGATGGCATCCACAGGGAAATGAGCATCGAACTTTCCAACAACTCCTGTTCTCTTCGGAGCAACAGCGAAGAACTCCGTCTTCTCGGAGAAGAATTTCTCAAAAGGAGTGGCATCGATGAACAACCAGAGCTCTTTTGACAGATTTCTGCATCTCGGCGACACCGCCGAGAATTACGATATGGATACGGAAATGCTGGAGACCATCGGCATCTCCCCGGACATCTACGAGAAAGCAGGATTGCTGACGCAATGCCCGATCCCTTTCAGCATCGACTGTCTGACCTGCAACGAGTCCGCGGAAATCATGGTTCGGCACGATGAACTCGTCGCCATTTGCCCGAACTGCGGCATGTTTCATCCATACGAGGAACAGCTGAAATGGTGGACGCCGTGCTACATGCCCGTTCTGGGAAGCCTGTATAACGGTTTTGGATGCACGGAAGAGACCGAGAGCCTTATTCCAAATATCCTTTGGAAACTTGGGCGCTGTGCCCTTGCCGGACAGTCCCGCATCATCTATGTCGCACGGGGCATCAATTCAGAGATGAATCATGCCATCGTGGAGAAACTCCCGGAGAACAGGACGTCACTGCTGTTTGTTTTCGGTTCGCTCCCGGAAAAGGGAATGTGCGGATCGTTCGATGCGGACAAAGTGTTCTCGATAAACTCGCTTGTGACTTTGGAGGAAACCGGATTCAGGGTGAACAGAGATCCCGTCATCAAGACTCTTAAACTCCTGAATCAGACCACTGCCCCCAAGGTAAGAGGTCCGGGGAAATACGCTCTGGTAGGCGATATCAGGAAGAAAATCGTCAATACCCTTATGGACTTTATGCATGGCGTCTACTGTGAAAAGGAACAGTTCCTCAGGACGGGACACGAGTATGAATTCAACAAATTAAAACAAGTGGAACTGGCAAAGACATTCGAAGTATCCACAGTCACGGTAAACCGCGCCATCAACACCGATCCTTACCTGAAAAGGCTTTACAAAACAGCATGTGATCCTGTTGCCGCCTATAACTACGGCAAGTCTATTGAGGAAGGACGCTCAATGAGATAGCTTCTGCCCTCAATCATCCCAAGTCTCAAGACACCCGGAGATCTCCTCCCGGTGTCTTTTTTTTTGGACTTTTTCAAGACAGAGCATGCAGCCGCGTCTGCCGACAGCCGTGCCGGTCTTTGAAAAATTTCAATTTGCCGTCTCTGACGTCATATGTCCCAAAGGACGTTTTTCCCCTCAAAATTTCAATTTGCCGGTCTTTGAACCCCTTTTGGAAATTTTTCATGGTTGCCAGCTCCCCCCTCAAAACGCACTCCGTAAAACAAAAAATTTCCATTTGCCGTTTTTTCCTGAAATCGACTCATGAAATTTTTCGTTTTCTTCCTCCTCAAAAAAGGGCTTCCTGAATAAACCAGCCGTTTTTTGCTGAAATTCTCCGGAAATGGGCGAGAAAAACCTGCGCGGTGCAGGAAAACCAAACCCACCAGTCGGAGAATTGAAAATGACTGAAAAGAAACCCACCTTTGAGGACCTGTACGCAAACCCGTACATCCAGGAATCCGTCAACACAATCGTAGCCGCTATCGTTAAAGTCCATCCGCGCCTTCAGATGTACTCGGATGACATCAAACAGGAACTCTGGCTGCAGATCAACGATGCCATTCCGGATTATTCCCCCCATGGCAAAGCCAGAATGGAAACGTTCTTCCGCCGCTTGCTGGACCGTCGCGGAGTCAACGTCGCAAAGCACTTCCTCCTCGACGATGCGATTGCGCAAGGCTATGTTGAATTGAAGGAAGAAATCAATCCATCTTCTTCCAAGAAATCTTCCTTCCAGCTGGCCCTTCTGAAAGCTGATTTGGAAACCGTCTTCAAGAAACTGACGGCGGAACAGCGGCAGATCTGCGAATGGATTATGGATGGGGACTCGTTCCGGACGATCGCTAAGCGCAAGGGGCTCACTCAGTACTTTCTCATCAAAGACTACATTCAGCCGATCAAGGATGTGTTTTCTGAGGAGAAACTCGACAGATACCTCTCAAATGAATCCGCCGACTGCTAAGGATGAAAATTCCGACAAAGTGATTTAAACCCTAAAATTGTTGTCATCACTCGCAAAAAAAAACTGAGTATACTTAGCGAAAACTTTTCACAACGGAGATACAAACCATGACAAACTTCATCATCCACGAACCGGCGGAAAGCTACCATTTCCGCAGCCGCAGCGGCGAATACATGTCGAGCCATTTGCTGGCCGACTTCCGCGAGAGCCCCGCGCTCTACTATAAGGAAATTTCCGGGCAGATCGACCCGAAAGAATCCGCCGCTTTCACCCTCGGACGCGCCGCACACAGCTTGATCCTCGAAGGACGCCACGCCTTTGACCGCGACTACATCGTCTGCAACGGTCCCGTCAATCCCCGTACAGGGGAGCCCTTCGGCAAGACCACCAAGGCGTATGCCGACTGGCTGGAGGAACAGGATCGCGAGGTCATCTCCGAAAAGGACTTCGCTTTCATCATGAAGCTCCAGGCGGCTGTCTGCGTCCACCCCGAAGCGGTGAAGCTCCTCGCGAACGGCGAGGCCGAAGGCGTCGTTCGGGCATCCTGCAACGGTGTTCCGTGTCAGGTCAGGCTGGACTGGTTCAACCCGGACTACGGCATCGTTGACCTCAAGACCTGTGACAGCCTGCGCTGGTTCGAGTCCGACTGCCGTCGCTACGGCTACATCCACCAGATGGCGTTCTACCGCATGGTTCTCCGTGCCGTTTCCGGCACGAACTACCCGGTCTACATGATCGCGGTCGAGAAGAACGAACCGTTCTCCGCAGGCGTCTGGAAGCTCACGGACGAGGTTCTCGACCTCGCCGAAAAGACGAACAAGGCCGCCCTGAACCACTACCTCGAGTGCGACAACTCCGGCGTCTGGCCGACCGGCTTCGAAGAAATCCGCATCATTGACACCCTTTAATCCTTTCCCATAACAACCTCACAGGAGAAACACCATGAACAAAACCGCTACCCCCAAAATCGTCGTCAAGCTCGTCACCGTCACCCCCGACATGGCTCTCGAAATGCTTGAGAAGAACACCATGAACCGGAACATTGATGAAAAGCGTGTCCGTCAGTACGCCAAGGATATGAAAGGCGGCCGCTGGCAGATGAACGGCACGACCATCGTCTTCTCCGATGACGGAACGCTCCTCGACGGTCAGCACCGCCTCTGGGCAGTCGTCGAAGCCGACATCCCGATTCAGCTTCTCATCGTCTACAATGCCGATAAGGACAGCATCGTTACGCTCGATATCGGCAAAGGTCGTTCGGCATGCAACATCCTGCAAATCGAACACTCCGCCCATTCCGCTACCGCCGCCATGCTGACGAAACTCCTCTGGATTCACGACTTTGTTGACGCAAAGCTCGCACCGATGTCCTGCCGGATGAATGTCAGCAACACCGAACTTCGCAACTACTACAACGAGTGCAAGGATATGATCGAGCAAGCCGCTGATGTTGCAGAACACAAACACCCGTTCGTGAAGTCTCACATGGCGCTCGCCTACTGCATCATAGGCAGAAACACTGCTCACCGCGACATGCTGAAATCTTTCTTCGACGCGCTCAAAACCGGGTGCGACATCGGCATGAAGCATCCGATCATGACCCTCCGCAACAGACTGCTCGACAACCGCCTGAAGGTCCGTGTCCTTTCTGTTCAGGAAACCATCGCCGCTTACGTCCGTGTATGGAACGCCTATGTCCGTGGCAAAGACCTGACTGTCATCCGCTGGAACCCCAATGAACCGATGCCGGAGGTGCTCTGATGGACAACGCGCCCGAAAAGAAGTATGACGAAAGCGTCTTCGTCACTTCCGAATCCCTGACGATGGTCGACCCGGATGCCGTGAAGACGGCATCCCCCTTCAAAGATTTGTTCCCTGTTCGCCCGAATGAACTCAAAAAACTCGAAGAGAGCATGAAGATTGACGGCTATGACAAAGCACATCCGATTATTCTCTGGGGCGGACACGACTTGGTCGTGGTTGACGGGCACACTCGCCTTGCTGCGGCACAGAAACTTATGTTCCCTCGGATTCCTGCAATCCGCAAGAATTTCAAGGACGAGGCCGAAGCACTGGAATACGCAATCAAATCGCAGGTCAATCGCCGGAATCTATCTGATGCTGAACTGCTCAATTGCGTCACGGAACTGGACAAGCGTATGAGCGAGGGGCGTCCCCGCAAAACTGTCCAAAGTGAGGCAGTTTCCGGACGTTCTTCCATGCGCACAGCCGATCTCCTTGGAACCTCCCGTCACAAGGTTGAAAAGATCCGTGCAATCAACGACCACGGAACCGACGAAGTGAAGGATGCTGTAAAAGCAGGCAAACTCTCCGTGAACAAGGCGTACAACGAAACGATGGAAGCCCGGAGAGACAGCCAGTTCAAAGACGAAGCTGACCTTATGACCGCCCGACAGACGGCTCTGCAGGACAGCATCTGCGGAATGATCCTTGCGCGGATCGAACGGGAAAAGAAAAAATACCCCGACGCACCTTTTTCCGAGGAAGCCTGCCGCACGATGCAGAACGCAATCATCAACACAATCAAAAACTCGTTCAAAACACTCACCCAAAAAGGAAACTGACAATGAAATCGACCGCTAACACCACGAAAGCCAAATACCAAATGCCGAAAACCCAGGAAGAATTTGATGCGTTCATGGACGAAATGAACGACAACATCCAGGAATCAATTAAAATCATTGAGGAAATCAGGGCAATGCTTGAAAGCCCTGGCAGAAAGGAAGATAATGGGATTACTTGAAAACATTCAGACCGGACGCGAGAACAAGCCGCCTCGCATCATGGTATACGGACAGGAAGGCGTCGGCAAGAGCACCTTCGGGGCATCCGCTCCCGCCCCCGTCTTCATCCAGACCGAGGACGGCCTCGGCGAGATCGACACCTGCAAGTTTCCGCTCGCCCAGAGCGTCGGCGATGTCATCGCCGAGCTGACCGCCATCCGCGACGAGGAACACAACTTCCGAACCGTTGTCATTGATTCGCTCGACTGGCTGGAACGCCTCATCTTCGACGAGGTGTGCAAGGAATTCGGCGTCCGCTCCATCGAAAAGGCGGATGGCGGGTACGGCAAGGGCTATGTGGATGCCCTCGTCCACTGGCGCAAAGTCCTCGCGCTTCTCGACGACCTCAGGAACAAACGCGGCATGATGGTCATCCTGCTCGCTCACGCCAAGGTCGAGCGTTTCGAGGACCCGGAGAACATCGCCTACGACCGATACGCTCCCCGTCTGCACAAACACGCGGCAAGCCTCATCTCCGAGTGGGTCGACGCCGTGCTGTTCGCAGCGAAGCGCCTGCGCGTCAGCAAGGACGGTGACAGCCGCGCCATTGCGGCCCCCATCGGGGCAGACGGCGGCGAACGCATCCTCCGCACGAACGGAAGCCCGGCCTGCCTCGCGAAGAACCGTTTCAGCCTGCCGAACGAAATCCCGCTTCGCTGGGACGCCTTCCTCCAGGCGTATGGACATTCCGTTGCCTCCGCGGCCGCGGCCTCATAAAAGGAGATTCACCATGTCCGACCATATTGCTGTCGCGAAGCACAACCACTTCTGCGACTTCTGCGGCGGGCTAATCCCGAAGGGGACGAAGTGCAGGATCATTCATGACGATTTCATGCCGAAACTCGTCTACTTCGAACATCTGCACTGCCCACCGTCGAAACCCGTGTTCGTCAGCTCCTCCACCCCGAAGAAACCTATCAAACCCAAATTCACGCCCGCATTCTGCGTGTGCTAAGAAAGGATTATCATCATGGCCACCCTCAATTTCAACGCCAACGAAGTCGAACCCAGCAAAGCGTTCGATCCCATCCCCGCAGGGAAATACATCGCCGTCATCACGGACTCCGAGATGAAGGAAACCAGAGCCGGAACCGGCCGCTACCTCCAGCTCGAATTCGAGATCACGGACGGCGAGTATGCCGGACGCAAGCTCTGGTCCCGCCTGAACATCGAGAACCAGAACGCCGAAGCCGTCCGCCTGGCCCGTGCCGACCTCTCGGCCATCTGCCGTGCGGTCAACGTCCTCACGCCGAGCGACTCCATCGACCTCCACAACCTCCCGCTCGTCATCAAGGTTCACTGCCGGAAGGACAAGAACACCGGCGAAATCACCAACGACATCCGCGGATACGAGTCCAAGGCGAACTACAAGCCGGAACCGAAACAGGCTCCCGCAACGCCGACGACCGCCCAGACCACCCGCGTCCCCAGCAAGCCGCCGTGGATGTGATGCCGGTCGAGCTCGAACTGCCGTGGCCACCCTCACTCAACCATTACTACAGGCATGTGGGGCCGAGAGTCCTCATCAGCCGTGATGGCCGGAAGTACCG